GTTCGATATAGACTATTCGAACTTTGATGGAACAGTGACAGTCCAAGCGTTTAATATCGCTCTACATCTTATGGATAAGTTCTATGGGTTCAAGCATCGAAAGGCGCGTGCAGCACTGATGAGGTCAATAACCTGCAGTACTATTGTTTGTGGTGAGCTAGTTGTGAAGACTATGAAAGGAAACAAGTCCGGTAACGCTGGAACTGACGTGCTCAACTCAATAGCTAATTGGTATAACATGCTTGTCGCGTTTGTATTTTGTCAGAGGGCAGTGGGGCTGCCAAAGGATATTAGGCAGTTCGATGAACACGTTAGGTGTTTGACATATGGAGATGACGTCATCGCAACAGTTTCTCCTGCCGTGCTTCCATGGTACAATCGTGTGACGATAAAAATGTACCTCGAAGCTCTTGGATATGAAGTGACGTCGGCAGCTAAGGATGGAGTTGACAGCCCTCATGAGCGGGTGGAGGAATTGCAGTTTCTTAAGAGAACATTTACTCCTCGTGGAGCGCTTGTCGCAGCTCCACTACCGAAGGCGGTAATTGCTAGGGAGCTGCAGTGGCAGAAGAAGAGGAACGATGGTAACCAAGAGATTATGCAGATGAAAGTTGACGTCGCCTTACTGATGATGGCACACCATGGTCCCGAGGATTTCCAGCGCCTGAGGGACCAGTTGCAAGAGCTGGGGTGGCAGAGCAAGCTTACGTACAAGGAATGGTACCGTAAAACGCTCGAGCTGCAAGAAATCGCCAGAGTTGAGAGAGTTCGCGATGTTGAGATCTTCGACAACGTCGCGTTCTACTTTGGTGATTCCCAAACTGATTACGAGTTTCAGTTGGGTTTCGAGGATGAATTGAGTCAGGTGATCGCTGACTCTCTTAAGGAGTGATCAATCTAAACGACTATCTACGGACTTTGATTTAAGAAAATGTATATAGGTGTGTATGAGTTTTTGTTTTATTGACTTTTCTCGTACATTTGTTATTGTATATGAATTATTTGTATGTATTAACGGGTTGAGATTCTCCTCGTAATTGTATTAAGTTGGGTTGAGATTCTCCCCTTCAGTGTATTAATTTAGTGACGCCAGTTAATTCTGGCCGGTGCCGGCTGAATCCGGTATTTGTATAAGTTGGGTTGAGATTCTCCCCTTCAGAGTATTATTTTAGCACTTTTATTGTTATAGCAGAACTGTATGTATGTATAGCAACTAACGTTTTAATTTGAATTAGTGATAATTGTGTGACACCAGTGGATTCTGGTCGGTGCGGGCTGAACCCCGTGGTGGCTATCTTGAATGTGAGAACATCAAGACCCACCTTAATAGTAGTAATGTTAATCGTTCTATGTATCTATTAATCGTGCGTTGATTAAACCCTTGATGACTATTGTGTAATTTTGTTTACTCGTTTTGCCTATGCCTTATCTTGCTTGTGTTGTATAAGTTTGTTTTTGAATTTTGGTGGTGGTATTGCTGGCATTAGTGTGCGTGCGTGTGTGTGAG